CCAAGCCGCACAAGTACCGGGCCCAGCCGATCACCGTCGACGGGATCCGCTTCGACTCGAAGCTCGAGGCCCGCTATTACGAGCAACTAAAGGTTCTCGAACACCGTGGCGGGATCCTGGGCTTCCTGAGACAAGTCCCCTTCCATCTTCCAGGAAAGACCCGGCTCGTTGTCGACTTCCAGGTCTTCCCGGTCGAGGGCCCGCCGTATTTCGTCGATACGAAGGGCTTCGAGACCGAGGTATTCAAGGTCAAGCTCCGCCAGGTCCGCGAGCTCTATCCCTGGGCCGACATCCGGATCGTAAAAAAAGGAGACCCGCCAGCATGACCCAATTAGGACCTTCCAAGATGAAGGAACGCAGACATCGCCGCGATCAACGAAAACGGACCCAGCTCATCCAGGAGCTCGAGAAGGAGGAACGGATCGCCAGGGCGACCACACTTAAGCCGCTGGCGGTTGCGATCCGCCGGGCCGTCCTGCGAACGCCCCAGGGGAAGAAATGAGTCCAGCCCCCTCGCTCGAGTTCTACCTGGCACGACTCACCGCGAGAGGGCTCAGCTTCGAGCCCAACATCGCACCCGGATCGAAGCCGGCAATCACCGACCAAGACATCCGGGCCGCCTTGTCGATCGACACGACGCCGGCCGAGTTCCATGCTCTGCTTGCGAAATACTGCGCCGATCCGATCTCCGAGCGCGAGATCCTGGACTTCGCCCGGAGGCGATCCGCCTGGCGTTTTCTCGAGGAGCGTCCGACCCTACCGATCCGAGGCGAGATCAATCGAGCGATCGCCGAGTCGGCCGTCCTCTATTTCGTCTCGCCCCTCCTGGGCCAGAAACGCGGTGACACCGGAAACGCGGCTCATGCTGGCGTCGGCCGGAACACCTGGGCCAAGTATTACCGGGACCACTTCAAAGCCATAACGGCCGAGCTGTTCGAGCTCGAGCGGCGCGGCCTCCTGGAGCTCTGGAAGCGGACCCGCTGAGGCCGTGCTTTGACAGAGAGCACGATTTCCGCTATTTTTCTCAGCGTCCGCTAATCCCTCAACCGCGAACACAAGGCCCTCCCGGGCCTTTTTTTTCGGGCGGTGAAGGGGAGGCCAGGGGAGCTCGCGATGAGCGAATACGACCCGACAACAGTGTCACCGGGCGGAAGATCCGGGACCCTACTCGAACGTCTCGCGAACAAGATCTGGGGGGATGTAATGCCCGACAAATTTGACTGGAAGAACACTTCGATCCCGCTCGGTTTTCTGGCGGCGATCCTGGTCACCGCTGGGCCGGCGGTTCATTGGTTTAACGACTATCACGCTGGTTTTATCACTTCGGCCGAGGCGAACGAACAGATCGAACGCAAGCTCGGCGAACTGGAAGCGAAGGTCGAAGAAAACACCGACACGACGATCGAGCTCAAGAAGGAGTTCCGGATCCGTTTCGCCCTGCAGCGAGTCGAAGCCCTGGAGGCCCGGCTTTATGTCTTGCAACGGGACCAGGCCGACCCCGATCTCGTTTATGACGTCGAGGGCGATCTCGACCGGGCGAGCGCCTATTCGGACTGCCTGATCGACGACCGCCCGAACTGTCAACACCTGGAGCCAGGGAGAACACGATGATCCTGGCCCGCCTCGAGCGGCGGGTCTCGCTCGACGAAGGCTTCCGGTCGAAGCCATACATTGACAGCCTCGGCTATTGGACGATCGGATACGGCTCGCGCTGGATCCTCGGCGAGCCCGTTACGGCCGAGACGTCAAAGATCTCCGAGAGTGCCGCGCGGACACTTCTCCGGGCCGGGCTCTGGAAGGCTGCCCTCGACGCCCAGGAGATCTTCCCCAGGCTGGACGAGCTCGGCGATGTTCGGCGCGAGGTCCTCGTGAACATGAGCTATAACCTCGGCTTTACCGGCCTGCTCGGCTTTCGCCGGCTGCGGGCCAGGGCGGCCGAGCTGGACGTCGAAGGCATGGCGGAGGAGATGGTCGACTCGCGCTGGTTTCACCAGGTCGGCCAGCGATCGGTCCGGCTAGTCGAAGCGATGCGAACAGGGAGACCCGCATGAAATACAATTTTGAGCCCGGCTCGATCCAGTACTCCTACGGCGGTACTTACAAGTGGAACCTGGACCAGAACGCCTCGATCCAGACCGACATCTATCTCCTGGCCGGCCACATCGGCCCCTATCTGCAGCTCGACGAGGGCGGCCGCCTGACCTGTTCGCTCGGTTATCAGTGGGACGGCGCCAGCTTTATCGCCGTTGATACCGCGACGATCATGAGGGGCTCACTATTTCACGACGCGCTCTACCAGCTCATGCGCGAGGGCGTCGTTTCGCGCAAGAATCGGAAAAAGGCGGACCAGATCCTCCGCGATCTATGCCTGGCCGACGGCATGACCCGGATCCGGGCGGCCTGGGTCTATTCGTTCGTTCGAGTGTTCGCGAGATCCGCCTCGAAAAGGAGACGTACATGACCAAGCTCACCCGGAACAAATTGATCGCTCACCTGGTTAATGTCCTGATCTGGTCGCTGATGCTGGCCTGGGTCCTCAGCTCGGGCGGCTGCACGATCTATGAGGTATCGAGGACGGCGCCCGACGGGTCCTCGCTGACGGTCAAGGTCAAGTCAAGCCGCGACTTCGAGCAGCCCCAGCTCCACTACGCCAGGGCGCCAGGGACGGCCGAGTTCGACTTCGGCGCCGAGAGCGCGGTCACCAGGCAGAGCCCGATCGAGAGCTCGATCGCCGGCGTGATCACTAGCGGCGGCCAGGTCATCCTCGGGTCCCCGGTCCGTTCGGACGACGACCAGGAGTAAAACATGGCCGCAACGGTCACCGCGAACCTCTCCGACATCACCCTGGGCGAGTCGGCTGATAGTACCGACTGGACCGGGACCGACGGCGCCTCGACCGAGGTATATCGTCAGGGCAGCGCCTCCGAGGGCTGGATCGTCGCGAAGAACGGCAACGAGACGGGAGTGTTCGACGCTTACGCGAACAACGGGAACTCGACCTATGACCTCTCGGCGACGGATACTCACCTGTACATCACGATTAAGTGTGATGTTGCCCCCTATATCGATTATCTTCGTTTCGGGCTTTCCAGCGCGACCGGCGACGGCGCGACGACGACGGGGACGAACTGGTGGACAATCGTCGACAATACGACCTCGATCGAGTGGTATGGCGAGTGGAGGACCTTCGTCCTCGACGTGAATGAAAGCGGCACCGATGCCGACAGCTCCGGGACGCTCGACCTCTCGGCGATCTCGGACGTTCACATTAACGTCGACAATTCCAACTCCGGCAACATTCGATCGATCGAGAACACCTACATCGACGGGATCCGCTTCGGCACCGGGCTCACCATCACCGGGACCGCTTGGGATTGGGCCGACGTTGCGGCAATCGATCAAAGTTCGTCGAACTATTACGACATTATCCGCCAGGTCGGGCCGGGAATGTTCCTGGTCCAGGGCCAGCTCAAGGTCGGCAACGGCGCCACGACGACAACCCTGGATAGCACGAACGAGGTCCTCGGCTTTAACGACGTTTCAACCGCTGGAGCTGCAGGCGGCCGGATCGGTTACACGGCGAGCGGATTCTATAAGCTGGTCTTCCAGGGTAGCGGCTGCGCGGCGGATCTCTCGAACACTTCGGTCGCCGCCTCGGCTAATTCCGGCTTTATCCTGGACGCCGACGACACGAACCTCGGGACCGATGCGGTGGTCTGGTCGGGTGGTGTTATTTCCTATGCTGACTCGGTCCTGCTCTATACCGGGCAAACCTGGACCGGGATCACCTGGTCGAACTGCGGCCAGATCGACCCAGGCGCGGCCACGTTCGAGTCCTTTGTCATTACCGGCTACACCGGCACCGAGGGCGGCGCCCTACTTTGGCCGGGCGGGACGACGGTCAAGAACGGCGTTTTCCGGAATAACCTCAAGTCGATCGAGGTCACCCAGACCACGACACAAACTTATGACGGGCTGACCTTCCCGGATGAGGACAACACGACCAAGCAGTCGACGCACTTGAACAACGGCGGGACCTCGATCACGATCAACAAGACCAGCGGATCCAATCCTCAGTATTACACCGCGACAGGCGGCGGGACCGTCACCTTCTCGGCGAGCTTTATCCTGACGCTGGAGGACGTTCCGAGCGGCGTCCAGGCGACGATCGTCAACAGCTCGACCCGGACGGAACTCAAGAACGAGGTATCGACAGGCGTCGACATTACTTACAGCCACGGCGGCGGCGAGGTCGTCGATATCCTGTTCATGGGGCTCGACTATGACCCGAACGTGAGCGACATTTTCGACCTCACCCTCCCCAATTCAGACAGAACGATCACCCTCGGAATGATCGACGACCCCAACTACAGCAATCCGACTTAATGGAGTAAATTCGGCATGTCTAAAATCATCGATCCTGATCAGCTATCGGTAAAAGTCAACGGAACGGCGACGACCGAGGAAATCGAAATCAACACCGGGACGAAAACCCTCAAGCTGCTCGTTAATGGCAACTTGAACGACCTCTCGCCCGGCAAGACCTCGGGCGTTACCGGGAAGGCGATGTATTCCTTCTTCAAAGAGGAGTGGTTGAACGGCGCCGACGCCGCGACTCTCCGCCGCTTCAAGTTTCCGATCAAGATGATCTTTGAGGGCTCGTTCATTGTGACGAACGGCTGGACCTTCGCCGATCAGCAGTCGAGAGACCTGGTTCGCGACGCCGGCTTCCAGGACGTCGTCGGCGCGACCGAGTGGGCCTGTATGATCTCGCTCGGATCGATGGACGCTCCGAGCACCGACCTCGCCTACCATGTCCAGGCGGCGGGCTTTACCGCCACGACTTCGGACTTCGATAAAACCGGCGAGTTGAACGAGAACGTCAACATCACCGGCGCGAATACTTACTTCAAGGCGTTCCTGCGCGAACAGGGCAAGCTCTACGGCGAATACAACCTTCTCGACGAGCAGGGTATAGCGTCCCTGGGCTTCCAGGCGTACTCATTCCCGCTTGAGAACGACACCGACCTCAAGGTCAGCGCCTCCGACGTGACGATCGACGGAAACACGCCCTATACGAACATGGAGATTAATTACATCCAGGGCCAGCTATTCGAGACCGCTGCGGCTCAGGCTTACCTCCAGTATGACGTCGTCCAGGACGGCGCGGGCCGCTGGGCGATCTGCACAACCGCCGGCACCCTGGACGCAGCCGGCGCCCTCGACTACACGAACAACGGCGGGACCGGCACCTTCGCGGCCTACTTCGGCGAGGAGCTGATCGGCTCGACTTATTACGCCTTCAACCGCGAACTCGACGCCGGCACCGGCACCGAGATAGAGGCGCATGAGTTCGCTCAGCGCCAGCTCCGCCAGACCGGCAACATCAACGATGACACCGGGATCACGGTCGGCCAGGACGGTTACGGCACAGTGAACGGTGAGGTCGCTCGCCAGCTCACCGGCTTTGTAGGCGATGACCTGTTCCTCGAGCCTGGTGTCGTGATCCGGAACTTCGACGCCAACTCGACCAACCGGATCAAGCACCAGCCGATCACCGTCGACTCCGGCGGCCTGGATGCGGACGACGTTCCGCTCGTGTTCACGACCGTCGCCTTTCCGTTCGTTGCGGCCGGGTCGTTCGTTTTCTCCGACAACCTGGTCAGCCAGCCGGATATCGACACGGTCTATACCGTTTATTTTGACTACACTAAGATCCTCTCGGACGACACCGGGATCGCTTTCACCTCCTCTACTGGATCCGTTTCGACGATCACCGGCGCGGCGAACCTACCGATCAGCGCGGGCGAATACTTCACCATTTCGGGCGCGACGGATCCCGAGAACAATGGGCTCTGGCTGGAGACGGGCGGCAGCCCGACGGCCTCCTCAGTGACCGCAACCAAGCAGGACGGCGCAACCGTCCAGGATGCGATCGCGGGCGACTCGATCACGATCAAGGTCTCGCCGTTCGAGTCCCCGGGCGCGGTCATTGTCCAGGAGAACGACAGTACTCCGATGGACGCTCAAGTGTCCGCCGCTTCGATCGCCTGGGATTTCGATTACACGAATAACAACCAGGGCGGACGCACCGCGAACAGCCCGGCACCTTGCACCATCGTCGCGATCGCGAAAGATGGGGCCGAGTGGACCGAGGCGAGCTTCACCATCACGGCCGCGACGGGGATCACGGTCCCGGTCAACGCGAACGACGAGCGGAACTACGAGAACGTCTAACGTGACTCAGCTCACCGATAAACAAGTGAAGAAGGCCCAGGACCTCGACGAACAGATCGAGGCCCTGGAGGATCTTCACGAGATGACCGAGACCGAGATCGAGCGCACAGTGAGCGCCTTCTCGGTCGAAGGTCGGGAGCTGCGGGCCCAGCGGAAAAACATCCGTTACAGACTGTATCGCTTACGAACGGAAAAGGAGGGGCTAAGCGCCTCCGGCGAAACGGACGACTTTCGGCAGCGGTTCGAGAACCAGGCCGGCTTCGATGGGTGGCTGAACTTCGCCGTCACCTGGGACGTCGCCTTCGAGGATCCTTACCGGATCGTTTCGCGCCGGCTTTCCCAAGAGGAGGAATGGAACGAAGTGCTCCGCGCCAAGATCCCAATCATCAAGGACGGCAAACTGGTCTATCCGGACATCAACGTCCGGAAGCGGGTCGAGGCCCATTTGAGAGGTGAATAATGGCGGCGAAAGCGACGTTCGACCCAGTAAATCGGATCATTCAACTGACCGAAATGCCGGCGCCGCTGGACGGCGAGGACACGGTCCTGGTCGATGTGCAGGTCGATCTATACAGCGATGGAAAGGAGGACTGGGTCGCCGATGAGACCCTTCGCCGGCTGAAGTTCCCGATCCGAGCAGTCGGTGGTGATGATACGCCGGAGGGCCAACTCGGCGACACCTACTTCCTCGCGTCCGACTGGAAGATCGCCCCCTATGAGGCAAATCAGCGCCTACTCTTGAGTGGCAACCTCTACAGCGAGGACGGAAGCAACCCCCTCCGCCGAACGGTCGGAATGTTCAATGTCTTTGTCGAGCGCCAGGTATCGCTCCTGGTCCAGACCCAGCTCGTCCAGGCGCGAGAAATCGACGAGCTTCATGCTGCAATCATTCACCGCCGAACCCGCGACCCGGTCACTGGCGCTATCGTTATCTATGAGGCCGACGGCGTGACCGAAAAGTTCCGCTATGACTCGACCGACGACGGGGAACAGATCACCGAAATTGACCCGCAATTTACACCGATTAGCTGATGGATACCTTCGGATTTACACTCTTTGGCGGATCTCGGCCCGAATACATCTACCTCGGGACCGACGTCGACCTGGAGACCCAGCTCGTCGACCTGGCCCTCGAGACGGCGCTCGAGGATCTCGAGCTCGACACCGGCCAGGAGGATCTCGATCTCGGCGTCCATGTCTTCGATCTCGAACTGGATCTGGAGCCGGCCGAGCTCAACCTAGACACCCAGGAGGATCTCCTCAATGACTGCGATTAAACAGGGCGACATCTCGCCGATCTGGCGTGTAGGCGTCAATGAGCTCGACGCCGACGGCGTTCCGACCGGGAACCTGATCGACCTATCGGGCGCCGGCTGGGCTTGCACGGTAGCGGTCCCCAGTGCCTCGACGCCGATCTCGAGAAACGTGACCGACCTCTCGACCGACAACTTCCGGTTCCTGGTCCAGCTCACACCGGCCGAGACCGCTCTGCTCGCTCCTGGAACCGCTCATCTGGTCGCGATCCAGATCGAAAACCCGAACCTGGCGCCAGCGTTCTCGAAAGAGAAGCACGTCGAGCTGGAGGTTCAGGAACAAGTGATCAGCTAATACCAGGGACGGCGACGATCTGGGCACAAGGACGAGACCCCGGGAACTGGGTCGTCACTGTATCAAGCCGGCGGGGCCGGCGACATCAAGCTCTGGGAGCGCGATGACATGAACGAAAAGAACCTGACCATTAACGGCGAAAGCGAGAGGACCGACCCAGGAGGGCGGCCGTCGACCTATAGGCCGGAGTACGCGACCCAGGCGCGGAAGTTGTGCAAGCTCGGGGCGATTGACGAGGAGCTGGCCGACTTTTTCGACGTTACGATCCGCACGATCCACCGCTGGAAATCAAAGCACAAGGATTTTGGGAAGGCGGTCCGGGTCGGCAAGAGCCGCGCCGACGAGCGCGTTCGTATGGCCCTCTATCGCCGGGCCGTCGGCTTCTTTACGAAGGAGACGAAGGTCATGCACTACCAGGGCGTCCCGGTCTATGCCGAGGTCGATGTCGAGGTCTTGCCCGACGTGCGGGCTGCGACCATCTGGATGGTCAACCGCCAGGGCTGGCGCATGAGTCACCAGGCCGGCGAGGAAGCAACCGATACACCGGAGCCGACCCAGGTGACCGTCGAGGTCGTCAATGCCAGGCTGCGGCCGCCAGAAGGCGGCGAGAATGGCTAGACTCATCGAGCCCCAGGCCCGGTTCCTGGAGCTGCCCAAAAAATACCCGCTTTATGTTGGCGGCTATGGCAGCGGGAAGACCTGGGCCGGATCCGCGAAGCTGTGCCGGAACGCCTGGGAGCTGCCCAAGATCCGGGCCGGCTATTTTGCCCCGACGATCCCCTTGATCCGCGACATTTTCTACCCGACGATCGACGAGGTCGCTCATGACTGGGGGCTCCGAGCTGTCGTTCGGGAAACGAACAAAGAGGTCCATCTTTACAACGGCCGGACCTATCGGACGACGATCATCTGCAGATCGATGGAGAAACCGGCCTCGATCATCGGCTTCTCGATCGGTCACGCCCTGGTCGATGAGATCGACACCCTTCCGCTCAAAAAGGCCGAGGACGCCTGGCGGAAAGTGATCGCCCGGATCCGCCAGCCAGGCGGGACCGGCCAGGTCGCAGCCACGACGACCCCGGAAGGCTTCCACTTCACTTGGAAGACCTGGGTCAAGGGCCCGAGGGAAGATCAGGCCGTCGCCGACCGCTACGGCATGGTCCGAAGCTCGACCTATGACAACGAGGCGAACCTGCAGCCAGGCTATATCGACGACCTGCTCTCGACTTATCCCGAGAGCCTGGTTCAAGCGTACCTCCTGGGAAAGTTCGTGAACCTTGCCCAGGGAACCGTCTATCGCGAATACAATCGCGAGAAGAACCGCTCGAACGAACGGATCCAGCCCGGCGAGACCCTTCGGGTCGGGATGGACTTCAATGTGGGGAAAATGGCTGCCGTTGTTCATGTCATCCGGGACGGCTGGCCTCATGCGGTCGACGAGATTATCGGCGCCCTGGACACGCCGGACATGATCCGCCAGATCAAGGAGCGATACTGGCGATTCAGCGGGAGCACCTGGGAACAGACTCGCCAGATCCGGGTCTATCCCGACTCGAGCGGTCAGAACCGAACGACCACCGGGGCCGCCTCGACCGACATCCAGCTCCTCAAGACCGCCGGCTTTTGGGTTTCGGCTCCGCCGGCGAACCCTCCGGTCCGGGACCGGGTCAATGCCATGAACGGCGTTTTCAGGAACGCCCAGGGCGAGCGCCATTACCGAGTTAATCCGGATACGTGCCCGACCTTCGTCGAGTGCCTGGAGCAGCAGGCCTATGATGACAACGGTCAACCAGACAAGACCAGCGGCCTCGATCACGCGAACGACGCCGCCGGCTATTTCATTCACCGGGAACACCCGCTTCAGCGCCCGGTAACCAGTCTCAAGATAGGAGTCGCCCAGTGAGCAACGACGTAAGCTACCAGCGCGAAGAAGTGACCGCCTGGACTCCCAGGTGGCAAAAGATCGACGACGTCGTCGCGGGCGAGTATGCGGTCAAGAAGGCCGGCGACCGCTACCTTCCGAGGCCCAACCCCCTCGATAAATCTGACGAGAACTCGAAGCGTTACGATCAGTATGTAGAACGGGCCGTCTTTTTCAACGCGACCAGCCGCACCCTGGAGGGCCTGGTCGGGATCGCCTACCGGCGCCAGCCCGAGATCGTGGTCCCCTCCTCGATGGAGTTCGTCCGGGACGACGTCGACGGATCCGGCGGCGGAATTGTCAACCAGAGCCACCGCGTCCTCGAGGATACATTCCGAAACGCCCGCGCCGGCCTCCTGGTCGACTTCCCGGTCCAGAACGACACGATCTCGCTCGCTGAGCTTGAGCAGGGCGGACTCCATGCAACGATCGCAGCCTATCGTGCCGATCAGGTGATCAACTGGCGATTAAACGAGAACCAGGAGCTCGCCCTCGTGGTTCTACACGAGATACTCGAGGCGCCGGACGGTTACCAGGTCACGGCGGTCGAGCAATGGCGCGAACTGGCCCTGGGCCGCTTGTCTACGGAAGATGAAAGCGGGCCGATCCGCTACGTGGTCCGGA